TGGCGAAAATTTTGTTATAATCAGATAATAACTTTTTAGATAAATAAAAGTAAACGGAGAAAACACATGTCGGATAACTTCTACATCAAGCAAAACGATACTGCACCATCCCTAGAAGTAGTCCTAACAAGTTCGTCTGGACGTGCTAAGCCTATGACGGAAGCGGCGTCTATCGCATTTAATATGTCAACTGATGCTGGCGTCAATGTGGTTGAACTGGGTACAGGAACTATTGTTAACTCAGCAAAGGGTATTGTTGCATATACTTGGCAGACAGGTGATACCTCCAACACAGGTATCCACAACGCAGAATTCCAAGTTACTTACAATAACGGTCAGATCGAAACATTTCCAAACTCTGGCTATATTAAAGTAATCATTAAAGGTGAGTTAGCATAATGGCACAACCAACATCAAAAGAAGACTTTAAAGACTATATCCTAAGAAAAATAGGCGCACCTGTAATTGACATCAATGTTGCAGATGAGCAAGTCGAAGATCGTGTAGATGAAGCGGTTTCTTTTTGGAGAGATTATCACTACAATGGTTCGCAGATGGTTTATCTAAAGCACCAGATCACAGAAGCAGATAAAGAAAATGGGTATATTCCATTACCACAAGGATTGCTAGGTATCTCTAAGATATTCGATATGGATACAAGCATTTCAACTGGAACAGGCATGTTTAACGTCAACTATCAATTTGTTTTGAATAATATTCAAGATATGACTAGTTACAGCATGCAGAACTATTACATGACTATGCAACATATTGAGTTTATGAATGAAATCTTAGTCGGAAAACAAATGATCCGCTATAACAAACACGTAAACAAACTACACATCGACACAGATAACAAATCTTGGGTTGTGGGTAATTATATTGTTATTGAAGCATACGACGTCGTTAATCCTGATGAATACGCAGATGTTTGGGGTGATCGTTGGTTGCAGAACTATGCGGCTGTACTTGTACGTGAACAATGGGGTTTAAACCTAACTAAATTTACTCAGATGCAGTTAGTTGGTGGGGTACAATTTAATGGGGAACAAATTTTAGCAGAGGCTAGGGCTGACCGTGAGCGCATGGAAGAAGAAGCAATTCGTGCCTACCAACCGCTAACATACAATTTTATTGGATAAGATATGGCAACTAATGCATTTTTCAGAAATACGACAAATAGCTACGAACAGAACCTGATCGATGACTTAGTTATCGAGTCAATCCAGATGTATGGCGTTGACGTAAAATACGTTTCGAGAAATAACGCTAATATTGATCCATTGTTGAATGAGGATGATATTCCTACATTCGATGCTTATTACGATTTCGAAGTTTATATTAAGAACGTAGATGGGTTTGAGGGTGAAGGCGACTTCTTGAGTAAGTTTGGTCTTCAAATTCGTGACTCTATTACATTTACTGTTGCTATTAGAACTTTCGAGAGATTTGTAACACGCGAAAACGACAAGAGAATAAGACCTCTTGCTGGCGAAGTTATCTTTATGCCTCTAAACAATAAGCTGTACAAAATTCAACACGTTGAACATGAAAGCGTGTTCTATCAAAGTGGTGCGCTACAGGTTTACGATATGCGCTGTGAGCTTATGGAATACTCTGGTGAGCAATTCGACACAGGCTATTATGATATTGATCACTTCTTTGACGATATTGATACTACGGCTAATACAGTAAACACACTTACAACTTTGACCGCTGTTGATCCTCTTGCTGACAACTTAGCATTCGAACAACAAGCTGATGACATTTTAGACTTCTCTGAGCTAGACCCATTCAGTGAAAATATTAGCATACAGGATTTATAAACATGGCAATTGCAAACCACTTTTACAACTCGACTACTAGAAAGTATGTGGCGATATTTGGAACACTTTTCAATCAATTAAAGATTGAGAGAAGAACCGCTGCTGGGGCTTTGCAACAAGAAATGATTGTTCCTTTGTCATACGCTCCATTTCAAAAGATTTTAGCAAGAGTTGCGGCTGATCCTGATCTACTAAACAGCACACGTCCAGCTATGACGCTTCCAAGAATGTCTTTTGAGATTAACAACATTGTATACGATCCTACAAGAAAAATAGCTACAACACGTAAGGTGCTGAAGCCAGTGGCAGACGAAAATACCAACCAAAGAGAATATATGTACTCTGGCGTTCCGTATAATCTTGATTTCTCATTGTACATTATGACAAAGTATTCTGAGGATGCTACTAAGATTATGGAGCAAATTCTTCCCTTTTTCACACCTGATTGGACTGTGACAGCTAAGATGATACCAGATCACGATCCTGTTGATATTCCAATCGTATTAAACAGTGTGACAACTGAGGACTTGTATGAAGGTACGTTTGAAGAAAGACAATCAATCCTATATACACTAACCTTCACACTCAAGGGACATTATTTCGGACCTCAGAAGACTAAGAAGGTAATTAAGTTTGTTGACATGGATTTGTTTAACGGTACTGATCTTAACGCTCCATTCATAGAAGGTGTAGATGTAAAACCAGGTCTTAGTGCAAACGGTCAACCTATAACCACGGAAGGTCAACAAGCTACGGCAAGGGCTAACCTTGTCAACGGTACGATACCATCTATTGATGTTTTGAATGATGGTGAACAATATGACGCTAATACTACTGTAACCATATCACCACCCAATACAGCCAATGCATCTATTACTGCTACAATGGCAAATGGTTCTTTGAGTGGTATCAATATTCTAAACGGTGGTGGTTACTTCTCTACACCGCCAACAATTAGCTTTAGTTTACCAGATGCATCACCAATAACTGCTACAGGAACGGTTACCGTAACAGGAGACTCGATTAGTGCAATAGATATTACTAATGTGGGCAGTTTCTATAACACGCCAACATTCAGCATTTCACCACCACCAAACGTTTCTTCTATATTTAAGTTTGGTGATGATGCATTGCCTACTGATGAAGTTACGACCACATTACTACATACCTTTACTGGCTTCTTTAGTTCCAATACTGGATACAAAGTACAATTCTGGATTTATCCAACTGAACTTACTGTCGGCAATCCATATTCAATACTATTCGCACCATTTACAAAAATATATATGAACACCACAGGGGAAATTGGTTTCCAATATGGTTCACAACCAGTCGTAACATCTGACACTAATGTGGTAGTCAATCAATGGAACCATGTTGAACTAGAGCATTCTGGTGGAGACATCAGACTTAACGTCAATGGTGTGAAAGGCACGACGGTCACACGCGGTGCTGGTAATGTTGCTTTACCAAATCATACATATAAAGTTGGTGATGCGCAAGGTAATGAATCTGTATTTGATGGGGCTAACAGAGGCTTTGTTGGTATTATAGATAACGTTACCTTTGAAACGCAAGCTCAGTTGGTTGGTACTGATGGCTCGACTTATACAGTACCCACCTCAGCTAATAGTGGTGATATTTTTACGTCTGACTTTAATAAGACACTTCCAACAGCCACAGCTACAGTCGTTAACGGCGAGATAACTGCAATGACAGTTACAGATGGTGGTCTTGGATATACAGGTGATACACCTACAATTACATTCGATGCACCAGATGATGTTGCGTCGAGCTTTGCGGTAGTTGCAACCGCTGTTTTAGTTAATGGCTCTATTACAAAGCTGTCAATAAATAGCATAGGTAAATTCTATGATACTGATGCAATAGTAACTGTGTCAGCACCAACTGCTACTACCGCCACTGCAACCGCTGTAATCGCATCTAATGGTGATGTTTCGGCTATTACAGTTACAGATTCTGGACTAGGTTATAGGACAGTGCCAACCGTGACTATATCACCACCAACCTTCGACTCGATACCATATCAACAAATTGAGTTCGATGATGACTGGGGTATTATTAAAACAATAGTGAGTGAATAATATGAATGATAAGATAGCTGAAAACCTTGGTCTTAGACCGCTATCAGAGGTTAGGGAAGAAGAATTCGAACAAGAAACACTTCCTGTTGAAGTCGATGAAGATACATCTATGGTAATTGAACATGAATTGCCTATTGACGATGAGAACCTTAACGACCTCACTAAAGTACGTGAGAATATTGAGGGCGTTATCGATCTGGGTAATGAAGCAGTACGAGAGATGTTAGAAATTGCCAAACAATCAGAGTCTGCTAGGGGCTTTGAGGTTGTGTCAACATTAATGAAGACCTTACTTGACGCCAACAAAGATTTTGCTGACGTGTCAACCAAGAAGAAATTTGCAAAAGAAGAAATCATGGGACCTAGAGAAAATGCCCAAACAAATGTTACTAATAACAACCTGATTGTTTCTACTGCCGATTTGTTGAAAATGCTGAAAGAGAATGAGAATGGGTGATGGTTATTTAGGGAATGTACATCTCAAGAAAGTATCAGAAGAAGTAGAATGGACACCAGAACTTCTTAAAGAGTTTATGAAGTGCGCCAAAGACCCTGTATACTTTGCGAAGACTTATATCAAAATTATTCACGTTGATAAGGGCTTGGTTCCCTTTGAAATGTATGGTTATCAAAAAGAAATTGTACAGAAGATTTCTGATAGCAGACGTGTTGCTGTATTAACTGCACGACAGTCTGGTAAAACCACAACGGCGGCGGCTGTCATCTTACACTACGTATTGTTTAATGAATTTAAAACTGTTGCTATCCTTGCAAACAAGGGTGATGCTTCTCGTGAAGTTTTGGCTAGGGTCAAGTTGGCTTATGAGGCACTTCCTAGATGGCTACAACAAGGCGTTAGTGAATGGAACAAGGGTAACATTGAACTTGAGAATGGTTGTAAAATTCTTGCTGGTACAACATCATCCTCTGCTATTCGTGGTAAATCTATTAACTTTCTATACCTTGATGAGGTTGCATTCATTGAAGGTTATGATGAATTCTTCGCATCAGTTTATCCTACAATTTCATCTGGTGAGAGTACAAAGCTA